CTGCGTTGTACTGTTCGAACGCCGAATTGCCCTGATGAGCGATCAGAAACTCAGCGCCGAACAGGGAGAACCACTTGCCTTCCACTTCAGCCTTGATGTCGGTTTCAAACACTTTGAAAATGTCCACTGCCCCCCCCTTTAAGCTGCTGCAAACTTGCAGATCTGGCACATTGCGTTGCGATCGGTATCATCGAAAGCTTCCATGGTCGCGCTGATTCGGCAGATTTCGTTAGCAGAATCAGGAATGCTGGCTGCTGGTAGCAGCGTGTTGAAGATGGAAAGAGCGTAGTAATTGTCATCTTCATCCTTGAACACTGCATCGACTTCAAGTGCTGTCTGCGCCGTGAAATAGTCGTGAATTGCCTCGCTCTCAAAAAGAAGCTCTGCTACGAGTGTATGGGTGCGCTTGCCGAGTCCTACAGCAGTCGGATTTTCTTCGCCCACTTCTTCGACCGGGTGCAATTCACGCGCCCAGTTGAAGGCCAGGCTGATGTCAGCCACACCGGAAGCGGCATTATTAATGAAAAACTTTTCCACTCCGGCTCCAGAAAGCATGGGCTTGTTTGTGCTGGCTGCTGTCTCGGACCCTGTGCCGATCGTGGCCTGAACCAGGCTATGAGCCTTGCCGTAGAAATCAACGGCTCCTGTGATCTTGCCCTTGTTCGGAATGTTGATATCCAGGCTGCGGATTGTGAGACCTGTAGCAGTAGAAAACTGGGTGATCTTGGTGTATTCATCCTCTCCGGAGAACGACTTGACTGTGCTGCCATCGCGGATGTAGTCACCAGCGATAGTTACTTCATCTCCGGCAGGCTCAACACTTAGATCCAGCCAAGCTGATGAGAGAGTGGCTTTATTCGCTGTCAGTGCCGTGATCTTGGCCAGACCTTGATTTGCGGCCAGCTGATCACCAGTCACATTGATGATCACGCCGATCGTCATGTTGTTCGAAATGAAGTTCGTCGAAGTGCTGGAAAGTGCGTTGTCTGTGGCGTTGAACGCAATATCTGTAGCGGCTGAAATGCTGACAGAGGTCCAGGCAGACGCGCCCAGGGCGTGCTTGAAAATGTCGTGCATCAGCTCACAAAAGCGCACATTAAAATTCAGGTTGCTTTTAGCCGACTGAAACACGATCTGCTGATCTTTTTTCCGCCCGTGAGAGTTTATTTCATCGTCCTGGGCGAATTCGATTTCAGGTTCAAAAGATCCGCCTGTTACCTTGAATTTCTCCAGCGCCGATGCAGGAGTGGATCCCCAGGTAGATTCCTCGACCAGCTTGATTTCCCGTTCAAAACCCAGATTGATAGTCATGTTTCAGTTTCCTCCTGAAATTTATTTATCATTCATATCTGACAAAGGGAAAGCTCAAATCCGCCTTCATCCAGCCTGTTTCCGCTTCATAGGGTCCGCGCAGAGAATGATCATCAAAGTGATGACCACCTGTGACCAGGTCCTTGTAGAAGCCGATGATCGTGTCGATCAGAGTGGTGATGTCATTCTCGCCCTTCATGTTGGCAGGGCTGAAGATCTCGACACTGACGAAACCCGATCGCTCTTCCTGCCCGCCGGCGCCGAGCTCGATCCGCTTGCCGCCGGCTCCGAAGATGATGAACCGCACCCAGGTTGAATCGCTGGGCTTCGAGAACTGCTCGTTCGGAAAAGTGATGATGTCCCCGGAGTATCCAGCGGCCACCCAAGCATCATAAAAATGCTTCTGCAGGTCGATTTTAGCTTGTTTATAGCTCATCCGGACCACCCGAAAGCAGATTTCATTTCGGCGATGGCCAGGCGCACCATGCCGTGCGGTGATTTCTCTTTGCTGTGCCCGTATTCGATCGGCAGGGCATATTCCATATTGTTGTAGATCGTGATGATCTCGGGGAACCTGGCACGCATAGCCTTACTGTCCATCTTGGCCATTTCGCGCTGAGCTGCGTTGATCGCTTCGTTCTGACAGGCGTTCTTGTGGTTGTAACCTTCGCCTGGTTTGTATGGTGTGCTCTCATCCAGAGATACCGACCAGGCCCTGGCCAGACGGCCGGTGTCGATCGGCGTCCCCATGACGATCATGGAAAACAGGTCCAGCACGAAGATTTTGAGGTTTTCCATACAGCGCTCTTCCACGGAGACCAGGAACTTGTCAATCTGCAGGTCGAACGAGTCCTGGCCGGCTGATCCAATGCTTGCTAATCGCGGGTCATATGCCATTTACCGCCTCACTTGCAGTTCGTAGTATGCGATATCCTCGCCAGAATAGGACGGAGAGACAGTTACGACATTCCACACCACGGACGAGACGGTGATAGTGTAGAGGCTGGAAGATGCATCCATCGTGGTCGGTAGTCCTTGCGCATAGATCAGCACTTTCTTGTCGCCGAACATCACGGACTTGCCGTCGATCTCCTTGGCGATGTAGTCCATGATCAGGCCCTTGATCGAGTATGTGGTCGTAGTGCCATCTGCTGTGACGCCGGAGGTGTAATTCTTGGCACCACGAGCCACTTGATTGAGAGTAAGGGCCTTGCCGTACTTCTGCAGCAGCTTGTATACCAGCGGGACAAAGATGGAATCCAGTCTGGTGCTCATCCGCGTTCGATTCTCCCGCAGCCTGCCGGCTCGATCAGGCCGAGCAGAAGCCGCTCCACAAAGGCGTAAAGAGTGTCACGCCTGGCGTAAGCATCATATTCAACAGCCATGGAGCCGACCTTGACGGCGTTTTCCTGCCGCTCCTGATCGCCCATGACTTCAGCGCTGCGGATCCTGTATGCCAGTTCTGCAGTCGCTTGCTTCACCGGCTCAGGGATCACATCGGAATCGAACATACGGCCTTCCCGGTCAACGGCTCCAGCCCTGGGCCAGCTCAGCGCCTGATCATCGTTGATGATGGATCCGGACGCCCACCGGAAAGTATTGATATAGGCTGTTGCCTCAATCAATGCCGCCTGTCTCTGAGCATCAGTTAATGCGGTCCATGCGGCAGCACTGCGCCGATCATCGTGATAGGTCTTCGCGTCGGCCAGGCTGATAAAGCTGTTTGCACCGGCAACTATGGAGCCATCTTCCGGGATGAAGGCCATTGTTTATCTCCCCTGTTTCTTCGCGATCTTGGCTTTGACTTCGTCCATGGTTCCATCGTTCGGAATGCCCAGTTTTTTGGCCAGGTCCAGGACATCCTTTTTCTTCATTGAATCCAGATCTTCGGGCATTCCTGTTTCCACATTGCCCTCGTGGATCCTGATGCTGCCCCCTGCTGGCGTGTTCGGTTCGTCAGAGCGAATCCAGCCTTTAGAAGCCAGATCCAGGCGCTTCTGATCGTCTCTGGCTGAGACCTTGATCACTGTGCCCTTGTGATCCGGATGCGTGTACAGAACAACCGGGCAGCGGAACAGGTGCTGCTCAGATTCCATCTTTTTCAGCATTTCCTTGCTGTACCTGGGCGGCGGCGGCTTGCGGTACAGGGCCATGGAAGCGTTAAATTCGTCCTGAAGTTCGTCTCTGGTCGGCTCTTTCTTGAAAAAGTCACTCATGGAATCCCTCCTGTGATAGTGTTAAGGGCGGGAGTATCTCACCCCCGCCCGGTTTCAGTTCGTTTAACCTGCGATTCTGCAGGCCCTCTCGGCCTGAATGAGCGCAGCTCCGTACAGGATGTCCAGTTCCCAGACCACGCGCTTGTTCTGGCGTTTGAGTTCCAGCCTCAGAACAATTCCTGTCAGAGGATCGGCCATCTGTGTCATGATCGCGCCGGATTCCTTCATCCACTTGTCATCCATTGGTGCGGATGCAAAGGCGATAGCGTTGCGGTTGAAAGCCATGTTCACCACATGGCTTGACTTGATCGTGATGGCTTCATCGCCCGAGGTAGCGACCTTCAGTCCAGGGCTGACCACGACAGTGCCGGTGTTGCCGCTGGTGATGGACACATTGGCATACACTGCATAAGTCTGAGTGTCTCCGGCGATGGTGATGATGTCACCGGCCAGCAGTGCCAGGGTGCCGCCGACAGCCTTGACGCTCAGCGAGGTTTCTCCCACAGGCTCGACAGTGGAAGTGTTGATGGTCGCGGCTCCTGCGTCAGATCCTGCGGTGTGGCTTACCACCTGGTTGTCTTCGAAGAAGTTGAAGCCGTACTTCCGGCCCATTTCGCCCTCGATCTTGACCTTGTTCTCACCGGTCTGAGATGCGTCAGCGAACGAGCTCAGGTTCAGAACTTCTTCGGCTGCGGAATTGTCCAGCACTGCGAAACGCTCGGCATTCGGGCATTTCTGCTGGTTCAGGACTTTCTTGGCCGATGTGATGGCTCTGGCATTGGTCTGGAAGGGCGTGGTTCCGGCTGTGCCAACATAGCCATAGATGCCAGGATACAGGCCCAGGATGTAGCTGTTCACATCGTTGGCCAGGGCTGCGATTCCCTCTTCCAGTTCGCTGGGGATGAAATTCTGATCCGCGTCAACTTCCTCCAGTTCCTTGTCGGTTGCGTAGAAATTGACATTCCTCCACTTGTTCAGCGTCAGGTTGACACTGGTCGGAGTAAGAGCGCTCGGATCAGGACCGTACTGCGAAGGGCTGACATCACCGACGGTCAGCGCAGCAGACAGCGGAATGGTAACAGTCTGCCCTTTCTGCTTCTTGTCGCGTTCGTGACCTTTGTAGACCAGGTTCGGCATTACGCACTGATTGCGCAGCACCGGCAGAACCCTGGCGAGGATTTTGGGCATCAGGACGGTAAGTGTATTGGTCATTGTTTGCTCCTCTCTTTTTTGAGCTGCTTAGTATTTCAGGATTCTGGCGCGCAGGCTGATGTCATCCCCTGCATTTCCGGACAGAGCGGTGAACCAGACATATTCACCCGCCGCAAGCGGCATGTTGAGCCTGAGCTGGTTGATGCCGTCCTTGAGCATGAACGGGCCAACTACATTGGAAGCGGCGCCGGATTTCTTGTTCCTGACATACAGTGAGTAAGGGCCAGTGCCGGAACAGCCGACAACCATGTCAACCAGCACAGCAGTATTACCAGCTGGCACCTGGTACTTGCCTGTGCTGCAGGAACCGTATCCGATGGGGATCTTCAGGAAGATCTGAGACCCTACTGCAGGAACGCCAGACGACACAGAAGCGTCTTTGTGCACATAAATGTCGCCTACCTGGCCGGATGTGCCTTCGGACATGACCTGAGCGCTGAACAGTTTTGAAAACGGAATGGTTGTTTCTTCTGTGGTCTGGCCTTCCAGGTTGATTGTTTCCTGGGTGTCATTTCCAAAAGCATCGATGCCGACTAGTTTGATTGTCTTCGCGCCTGTGCTGTCCTTGTCGTCTGTTGCGCTGGAGCTCGACACATACAGCGTAGCCGCTATGGCCAAGTTGACCTCGGGACTATCTGCCGGATTGATCAATTCCTGGGCGGAGCTCAGCGCATCGTGCATGGTGTTGATGGAAATGAGCGATACTCCCAAGATGTTCCCGCGTTCAACCTCCGTAAGGAAAGACTCAGAAAGATAATCGATGTCGATGGTACCGGCTGCGATGTTGGACACGCTTGCAACTGTGCTGACATTGGCAACCACAGTCACTGTATCAACAGTGTCCACACTGGTTACATTGGCCACCTCGGTTACATCTGTGACGGTTGCCACTGTGGTCACGGTGTTGACAATGTCAACAACAGAGACGGTGTCCACCACATCCAGGCTCGGAATGTTGGTGATTGACGCAACTGAATCGATTCTCAGCAATCCGTTGCTGTCCACATATGGGGCATAATAGGTCGATCCGGAACCGGGATATCCGAAGATGATAGCTTTGCTTTCCGGAAGACCGATGCTGGCGTATGTGGCAGCGAAACAAGGCGCCATCAACGCCACGAGAGTGATCAGAATCAAGGCTGTTTTGTGCATTTTCTTCTCCTTCTTAGTTTTGGACAACTACTTCACCGGAAGCGATTTTCTCAGCGTTTCTGCCGAGTTCGTAAGGATCTGACGAGTTCAAGACCTGCGGATTACCGCCGTTGAAAGTTTCGCCCTTCGAGCCTGAGCCCTTCGTGCCTGTGCCATCGAACGCGAACGCAAAATCCGGGCTGGCCTTCATCTCGTTGACCAGGTCCACCAGGTTCATGTTCTTGGCATCCTTGCCGATGCGTGGATTTCCTGCCTCGTCAACGACTTGTACAGCCCAGTTCCCCTGGGCGTCTTCGACCATTTTAACGGCGTTTTTGATGTGCGGTAGGAGAACTTTGATCGACTTGCACTTGTGCTCTGCCAGGAGCTTTGTCGCGTGACTGTCGATCTTCTCGTTCGACAGCTGCGCAGTAAGCGACTGGTTTTTGGCCTTCAGCTCTTTTGACTCCTTGCCAGCCTGTTCGGCCAGCTGCGAGCGGATTAGGTTGATTTTCTGCTCGGCGATTTTCTCAGCTTCCTTTTTCGGATCCAGTCTCGAGAGTTCTTCGACCTGGCCAAGTAAATCCCTCACTTTACCCGGGTCGTCGATTCCGGCTTCCTTCCAGGCCTTCAGGTCCTTCTCGTACCCGTTGGCCCGGCTGCGTTCTTTGGTCAGTGCTGATTTGAGCGCTTCATCATCTTCATACCCGTCAAGCTGATACGTCCCGTCATCAAGCTTGCGGTAGAATTCTTTCAGCGCTTCGCCCAGTGCTCCAGGCAGTTCCTTCAGGTCCTTGATCATGAGCGGCAACTTTGGCATCATCCCTCCCGGATGTTTCTACGGAATCTCTCCGTGTAATTGTTCTTCACTAAGGGAGGAATTCACCGACAGACTGTCGGTATGACTTTTTTGAAGGTGAGATTTAATCTTCCTGGAAAACGGTCTTCCACTCTGATGCGTAGCGACTGCGCAGTGCTTCGGCAGTCATGGACTTGCCATCGCCGTTGACCAGGTCCCGAAGTGACAATCCGGTCCCGCGCCAGAGACGAGCCTTGTCGGTGCCCAGGACGCGATCGGCGAACCCAGGACGCTTCTGATCCTGCTCTTTCAGCCAGGCTTCATACCTGACATTGCGCTTGACATAGCCGAACTGCGAAGACCTTACACCAGCGTTTCTGATGGCTTCCTGCTTGGCCTTGGACATGCCTTTGTAATCCTTGAGTGCCGGCATGGATCTGGATCTGCAATTCCAGTGAATGGCACCCGGGCCTTCCAGCCAGGGGATTGAATGACCAATCGGCTCATAGTTGAGATCGTACTGGAGCCCGTCGCGCACCATGCAGATCTCGGTCGTGCGATCATCGAGCGTGGAAATCCAGATGTAACCCTGGATCACATCGTCATTTTCGCGATAGAATTCCTCTGCCGCACGATTGGCAACAGTCTGCACGGAAGTCCGGATCAGCGCCTCAGCGTCCCTGGTGCTGCTAACCATAATTCCGTCGGTGTAATTGTTCTCCCTGGTGCCGCGTATAGCACGGACGATGTCATTCAATGTGCTGGATCTGAGCATATGCATGCGGATCGTGTCGGCGAACCTGTTCTGCAGAGCACCGCTCTGGCGCTTCCACCACATTCTGGACGCTGCGCCCTGGATGACCGTATCCTTGACGATCTCGTTAAGCGTCGCTGCCGGCACTGCGACAGTGGCCAGCTCGATTCCGACAGATCGGTTGATGGCCTGCTGGGCGAATCCAGTTTCGAACACTGCAGCGTCCTTCATCTCGACACCTGCCCGCTTCTGGATCTCGGCGTAACCCTGGGCGATGATGATGTTCGATTGCTGCAGGAGCTTTTCGGTGCGCTGATTTCTGGCTGACTGCCTGAGCGGATCGGTCGGATCGATCTTGGCGATCTCAGCCACCAGGTCATCCCGCAGCCGCTTGTAAAGCTTCATCACTTCCCGAATGGACGACAGCTTTAGCTTTTCCAGGTTGACTGAGTGCAGAGTGTGGTAATACTGCAGTTTCTCGCTGATTGTCATTTCAGAAATCCTATCTGCTTCTCGTCACCATCGCTTGATTCATCGTTTCCCTGGTCGAGCCAGTTGCCCGCCTGCTCGATCTTGATGCGTTCGAGCTCGTCATCGATGTCAACATCATCGGCAAGGAGATTGCGCCGTTTCAGTTCGGACAGGTAGGTCCTGGTGGACAGCTTGCCGCCCTGGGCTGAAGACAGCAGCAGAGTGTTGTTGCCAGGGTCAGATTCGAGGATCCCGAAATCAGTGTTGACGATCACGGAACAGGGCTTGTCACCTGAATTCTGCCATTCCTCGTTCAGCACGAAGCAATTTTCTAAGGCATCCTTCAGGCTCTTCCCGTGCGCTTGCAGCTCACTCTGGGCCTGCGCTGAGGTAATGCTCGACTCTGTCGCAGTGATGCTTCCAGACTTGCGCAGAGCCATGCTCTTGCCGATCTGAGCCATATGCCGTTCGAGGTTGTCCAGATCGGTCTGGCCGGCACCGATCGCAGCTCCGGAATGCTCCACCCACCACATCTTTGCGTCCGGCTTCGATGATCCCTGATGAGTGTTCGGGCTGATTTCGATCGTTGCAGCCGGATCCGCAAGAAATCCTGCATGAGCCAGAATCGGGCACCTGGTCACGCGCAGAATGTTGCGCTGATCGCTTGAGCTCTGCCAGTGCGTGACATTCAGCCTGGCGCAGTGCTCAAGCCGCCAGCGGCCGCGCATGAACCCGTCCTGTTCAGTGTACACAGGCACCAGCGGGATCCGCTTCATGGGAAACAAGCGCCCAGGGCGGATCATGTTGTATTTGCCCTTGTCCTTTTCGTCTTGCTGCCAGAGCTCCCAAGAAACGCCCGAGGGTTTGCCGTCCGTGATCTCCTGGATGAATCTGCGGATGGTTTTGGTCTCGGTTTGTTCGTACTCGTTGACTGTGACCGTCTGTTCGAAAAAGCGAATCTCCAGTGGCATTTCCTGACCTGCTACAGTACCAACATGCAGGAAAAACAGGCTGGGCGCTGTGATCATGCGCCAGTATGGCCTGGAGTTCATCGAGCGTTCGTCTGCGAGAGAAAGCCCTTCCGGCAGATCAGGGTAATCAACCAGCACATAGCTGATAGCGTGTTTTTCGGCGCTGCGGAAAACCTTACGAGCGAACACGCTCAGATTGTTTCCGTGCAGATCCACATTCTCAGAAAATTCCTGCTGTGCCTGCGATGCATCAGGCCCGAGCATGACATCACGCCTGAACAGAGCCGCTGTCAAGTAATCCAGGCAGTCGCTGAAGCCAGGGTAAAAGGGTGTCCTTTTCAGCCTGATATCATAAGCCTTGTCGGATTCTTTAACTTCTTTCGGCAAGTAAGTCTGTGCTTTGTCGATCATTGCCTCTTGCCCGGCGTCCAGATCTTCCGCAAGCGTAAACCTGCTTGAATTGCGTGAAAAGTAAAGGTCCGAGTCCTGAATTTTCTTGCCCATGCTGTTCCCCTCTCTGAGTTAATACATCTCTCCGCTGCAGGTGCCTGCGCGTTTGTGCAGCAGCCGGTAGCGTGTCTCGTCATATGCGTGATCTTCAGTGTCCGTGTCCACATCGTCCTGGTCCTTTTCGCTCCTGGGCAACGCTGGCACGGTGCGGATCCAGTCGCGGCAGGTGTCAAAGACATAAAATCCTGGCTTCTCCAGCGGAGCCTTAACTGCGTTCTCCAGCAGTGTTCTCAGCTTCTGCGCTCCGGCTTTGCGCGATCCAGGAGACTTGTCACAGGCCTGCCAGAAACAGCCGGCCTTTTCCATGTCCTCGCCGATCGAATTCTGATCCGACCTGGTGCGGGCATAGATCGAGCTGTCAGCAGCTCCGGGCCTGATGATCAACCCTTTCAGATTTCCGCTCTTTTCGCGCTCCAGGATCCCCGCGGCGATCGCGTCAGGAGAAAGCTTGATCCCCTCGTTATCGCGCCCGGAACAGCCCCCGTACCATTCGCTGATCCGAAAGACTGTTCCCGGCGGAAACGAGCGCCTGGTGCCATCATGCAGCGTGACCTCTTCACCGTTAGACTCGGCCCACCAGCCGACACTGAAGGGATGCGAACTGCCCCAGTCGAAAGACCGATCGATGTACCAGGATGCAGGAATTTCGAACAGCTGTAATACATGCGCCTGGCTCCAGAGATCGTCAAACATGCCACCGGCCGTGATGTCCCAGCAGCCTTCAGCCCAGGCTTTCCTGAGATACTCAGGCAATCCGTCCGTGATGCGAATGATGTAAGTCGGATCCTGAGCAGCCAGGATTTTGTTGTTTTCAAAACGAGACGGTATAAAACAGCGCGTAATCGGCACCTGAATGCCGTGCAACTCAGCGATAACCTGATGGATCTGAAAGGGCGGAGCTGGAGCGATAAATCTGCGTTTAATCCAGTTGTGGCCTTTGCCACCTGGATTACCGGCACCTACCCAGCGGAGAGCGTATCCGGGAATATGTGAAGAGCGTAAGCAGGACTTTAGCTTGTCAATCGGTGCAGGAGACGGCCAGGCGTCCAGCTCGTCGTACCCCTGCCAGGTGTATTCGTGACCTTTGTACGCATCAGCATCGCTGTCCTTGTCGAGATAGCGCAGTTTTAACGATGATCCATTTCGAAAGAACCAGCACGGCTTCTGCTGCCTGAACCTGGCTCCGAAGTGCGTGAAAATCTCTTTCGACTTTTCAACCAGATCCTCGAACTCAGGCATTGTGCGCCGAAAGACGATCCCTTTTGTGTATCGGCCCCATTTTTCCGAGTGTGCCAGCCAGTCCAGGAGAAGACCGTATGACTTCCCGCCGGCGCGAGCTCCGCCGTAGAACCTCTCCTGAGCCGGGCAGGCCAGGAGCTTCCACTGAGGGCCAGGCTGTGGCCTTATGACTTTGATGTCAGTTTGACCCATGCTTCCTCATCAGCCATGTCCGGAGCTACGAACACGGTTTTACTTTCGACCTTCTCACCCTCGAATTTGTCGGAGAACAGCTTCAGGTATTCACCCAACATCTTCAGGGAGCTTTCCTTGCTGTGCAGTTTGATCTTGATGCCGTTCGGAGTGTCGGAGATTTCGGAGATCGCGCCCAGCAGTTCCTTGGGGATCTGGGTCATTGATTTGACCGTGATTGATTTCGTAGTCCACTTCACAAAATCGCCGATATTGCTGAAAGCCAGCTTCTGAAGTTCCTTGATCACCATCCAGCCCTTGAGGTCGGCTTTTTCCAGCATGCGGTCCATTTCAGCCTTGATGGCGTTCTGGATGACAGGTTTTGACAGGTGCTCGGCACCGGATTGCCTTGCCGTCTTTTTTGAGTATCCAGCTCTGATTGCAGCTTGGGTTGCATTGAGATCGATCAGATATTCACGGATGAAACGGGCCTGCTTGGGAGTCAGGCCCTGTTTGTGCTGCTTTTGCTTTGATTTCGGTTTCCCCATATACAGGGGCTGAAACACCGACAGTCTGTCGGTATCATCTTCGAATTGCTTTTCTGACTTTGACCTTGATCTTCCTGATCATCCGCTCTACACGCCGCTGACAGACTCCCAGGAGTATGGCGATCTCTGACTGGCTGAGGCAGAGCTTAGCCGTTCCCCGGATGACGATCAGTTCCTCGAAGGTCAGCGTGTTGTCCATCTTCTGACGCTCCTGCTCCAGGAACTGATCAAGCAGTGCCTGACCTCTGGGATCCACTGATTCCTTGCCTCTCCATGCTTTGTCGTGATCAAATACGGGCATGTTGATCGATCTCCCCTATGATGTCGTTGATTTCCTTCTGCAGCGTGCTCTTTCCCGTGATCTCCGTGTGCTGTGCTGCCCAGGACAAGCGCAGAGCCGGCTCCCTGGTGCGACTGAAAACAGCATCCGCGGCCAGGATGAAGCGCTTGTATATCTCGCTGCATTCGTCCTTGACCAGGTTCTGCTGCTCCGGAGTGAGCTGAAAGCGGTAAAGCTCATGCACGAACCAGTTGAAATGAAAATCCCTGAAATCCTGCCAGGTCCGGTTCACAGCACCCCCCTGCGCTTCAGTTCTCGCTCGATCGCCGCTTTTTCCAGGTTGTTGCAGTTGTTCTGCAGGTAGAATATCCGTAACTGCTCCCAGATCTGCTCGTGTTTGAACATGTTAAATCTGAGAATATCCTGCTCGCTGAAAATATTTCTCTTACCCTGCTTCAGAGTTTTCCTGCGCTGCTGCCTGTTCATACCCATAGCTCTATCCTCACTCCGTATTCCCGGGTCTTCCCCCGCTCCTGGTCATACTCGTACCTGACCCGCGGATCCCGGTCATCAATGCCGATCTTCCTGGCGATCGCGTCCCGAACGGCCTTGAATGCTCCGCGCAGATTATCATCATCGAACATTCTGGGCGCGATACGAATGAGTTTCACGGTCCCGCGCTCGAACACCAGACCCTTGCAGTTCAGCTTGCTCTGCACGAACAGCCCGGCCATGGCGTTATTCTGGTTGCGCTTGTAGCGTGCAGACCAGTGCCCGCGCATATTGGGCTCTGAGTACAGCCTGAGAGGAAGATCGATCGTAGCGATAAGGGTCATCACTCACCGCCTTTCAGTGCATCAAGAACATGCTTATACCAGTCGCAAAAAACGCACTCGCATTTATCGTTGAACTCATGCGGGTTTCGGATACCGTGAATTTTAACGCACACCGCAGCAAGCCTTTAAGCTGGTCTATTTTCTGAGCTTCCTTCATCTTCACACCCCCGCCACAAGCAAACACACGAGTATCACGAGCACCCAGGCTGACAGCATTGTGATCACTGTTCCCTGCTTAATTTCCTGCTTATGCTTCAACACTGGACTCCCCCTTTTTGTTTTCGGTGATGTTCGCCTTGTACCACGCACAGGTTTTTTCACACCCCAGAACCACGCATTCTTTGCGCTCAGTACAGTAATTCGCCCAGATGAAAGCGTTCTTGCCTTCAATGCGCTTCTTGACGCTGTTGCTCGAAAACTTCGGGCAGACAGGGTTAAGTATCGGTTTGCTAAATTCTGTTAATTTGCTCCCGAT